TCATAAAAACCTACAGTATCTTTAAGTGATTGTATGTTAGTATTATGTCCAATACGAGCACTACTACTTGTTTGTTTCCAATCAATACCAGATTCTTCTATTTCATTAATTAAATATTTAGCTGTATCTAACTTATTATTATTTAAATGAGATATAAGAGTATTTGATGTTACATCCATATAATCTTCATATTCTGCATTTTGTGCTCGTTGTTGTTCTTGAGCAAATGAATTTTCAATACTAGTAACATTTTGTGCGTATATATCATCTATATCACCTTCTAATAAATTATAAAATTTTGGTGGCAAGGCTTCTTTAATTGTTTCTAATACCGGTTGCATTTGTGCTATAAACTCTTGCGGATTATTACCAAACTCTGTTTGTACCCGTCTTTTTATATCTCCTGCTTGTTGTTGCAAACTTCGTGAAATTTCTTGTTTTGTTTTAAGTGCCGCAAATTTTTCATATTGTTGACGATTTTCTTGAAAGAAAAACACTTTGTTTTTCATAGGTTTTGGGCGTTCTATTGTATACTCATTACCCTGTGCATCTACCTTATCTATAGTTTCAAAATCTACTGTAAAATTTTCTATATCTTTTTTAGTTTTAACTTTTTCAACAGCACGACCTAATGATTCAGCACCTTTAAATAATACCTCATTTGCTTGTTCTTGTTCTCTTTGTGCAACTTCAAATGCTCGTGCAACCTTTTGTGCTCCAAAGGGTTGTTGTACCGCTATTTGAGATACATAGTCTACTTTTGGTTTATATCGTTCTGCCATAATCTATGTTAAAGAATAAATATCCATTCCTAATCCTATTACATCACCTACTGCTTGACCTGCTTGTCCAAGAAGTCTTGTTCTTCTAGCTGATAATTTTGCTTGTCCTTCTATTTGTGCTGCTTGTCCAGATAATACTGCTTGTCGTGCACCAAACATAGCATTTTCTGCTCGTTCATATCCCATTAGTTTAGCATTTTGTAAATCCTTTTTAAGTAATCTTTTATTTTCTTTAAGGAATGCACCATAGGATGGTGAATCAAAAAGCAAACCAGAAGATGCAAATTGTGCTTGGTTCTTTTTTTTCTTTTGTCTTGCATCTTCTTTAAGTGCATTCATTTTTTGTTCCATTGCTAATACTTCTGCTTGTGCACGTGATTCATACATTTTTTTTTGTTCTGCCGCTATTCTTGTTTGCATATCCATTTGTGCTCTAATGAGATCATTTTCGTTACTAAATAGACTACCAAAGAATCCTAATACTGCTCCACACATTAGAAATATACCTCCGAAGTTATAGCCAATATTCTAAAAGGCACAGGCACAGTTTGTGTTATAGAAACAAAAGGAGTTTGTGTATAACCTAATGTATGTATATCTTTTTTTCCTGTATATCCTACCATTTGTAATCCATTATCATTAAGCAATACATCATTAGTATTTACTTGTAAATTATATGTTTTAGATAATTCTAATATAGTTTTACCTATTTTACGAGGATAACCATATGTAGATCCTAAACCTCTTATTGGTTGAACAGAATCAATAGGTAATGTTTCTATTTCAACTGTATAGTTTAATCCTATATCACACGCACTTGCCGGTAATTGAAAATTAACTACCCCTCCTGACGATACTGTTCCTGAACCATAGTATCGTATATCATCTTCTTCATCAGATCCAGATGTAGCGTGTACAATTTTTCCACGTAAATCAGGGTTAGTATTAAGTCCTGTAAACACACGACTTGTTGTAAATTCTATTGTAGCATTATCAGATGCCGAAACTGTTTGATCAATAACAACTATATATTCACCAGAAGTTCCTGTAGCATTTGCACTTTGTATTATATATTCTGTAGATGCACCACCAATCTTAAACTTTTCTCCTGTTGTTGGTGCATTAGTAAACCCATCTAGTGTAAGTTGTCTACTTGACGTTACAGCACCATTTACTAATACTGTGCCGTGTGGCTGATATGATCCCGATAATATTTTGCTTACTGAACAATCTGTGGGTAATGCAAATTGAGAATTAGATATTTGTTCTAAATAATATTTATCTGCACCATTTACTGTTCTTTTAACAACAGTATATAAAAATGAAGTAATACCTGCTGTTGATAAAAAACTACCATCTGTTTGCCATATTACCCATCCTGCTAGTTTTTCTTGTCTTTGTGCAGAAAATACACCTAATGAACCATCACTATTTGCAAATAAAATAAACTGTTCTGTTTTTGCACCTGTTGATTTTATAATACCTGTATCTGTAGGATCATTAACTGCTTGTGGTGATAAAAATGTTAATACAGTTGGAACATAATCTTCCGTAGCTGTATTATAAAAGAACTCTCTTACAGTTTTACCATTAGGTTGTACAAATATTGCCGCACCATCAAACAATCGTGGCATACATTTTTGAGTAGCACCTAAACTAGATTGTCTTTCTAATTTTAAATCTGATGGTGTAAGTGGTCTACCTACTTGTGGTTTAAGATAAAACTCGCCTGTACTTGTAAATATTTCTAAATGTTTACCAGATACTAAATGTCGTATTTCATTAATTTGATCAGATGATATAGCAATCTGTATAGAGTCTGTATCCTCACCTCCTCCAACATCAAAATTAAAAAAATCTGCTGTTTTGCTACCGGCAACAAAATCACTTATTGCACCGCCTGCAAAAAATAATCTTTGTTGATGAAATTTACACGTAGTAGGATAACCATTGTAATCACTATATACTTGCTCATCCCATTGTTTTGTTGGTGGATGTCCTATAATTCTTACATTAGTACCTCCTCCATCTGCCGAATCCCCTCCTGTATCACTTGAACCTGCTGTATAGGTATATCTATCGTCATCTAATACAGCTATAGTAAATGTGCCATTTAAATTACCTGCCGCCAATCCATTACCATCTTCATTAAGTATAGACTCTGCACCTTCTATAGTTACACTAGCACCATTTGCAAAGCCGTGTGCAGGATGCAATACTGTAACTGTACCACTTCCTTCTTCACTTTTTAAAGGGTCATCATCTAATTCTATTCTTACATCTTTTTTTAATGTAGCTGTTACTGTTGTTGGATTGGTATAGGCAGTAATTAATAATTCAGATCCGTGATAACGTATACGTGTTCCTACCATAGTTGCTGAAAAGTAATCTGCACTTGTTGTACAGGTTACACCTGTTTGTGCTGTTGTTTGGTCAATATCTAGTGTAATAGAATCTTCAGCAAATTTAAAATATGGTTGATACACTTGGTCTTGATTTGTACTTTCTTTAAATGCAAAATCTGTAATAGTAAAGGTTGTTGCTCCTGTTCGTGTAATTATTTTAGGTTTAAAATCATTGTGAGTAATTATCATTGTATCCGCTTGTTGCGTATAAGTAAGTTCAAATAGATTACTTGTAGTCCACGCACAGCTCGTAAAACTTTGCAATAATGTACCATTAGTAGAAAAAATTTTACATTTAGTATTTTGAAATGCAATTATATATTCTTGATTTTCATTAAATATAAATGGTTCTATTCTAGTAGATTCACCTAAATCATATCTAAACAAAGTTCCTTGTCGTCTTTCAACAGGGCCCTGATTTAAAACAAAAACATTTCTAGCTTTTTTAAGTGATTGTTGAAATGCGGCTATATCAGTTCGTGATATAACAGTTTCATCAACTTCTCCACGAGTAAAACTGTTTTGGTGTACACGTTGTATTGCCATTCATTAACTACTGCTACTTGGTACAACTGCTCTAATACCATCTGCAGTTCCTCTATTTCTTACTTCTATCAGTAAACTTGTGTTCAATTTTCTTGTAGTTTGTGTTTGTGATTCTGTACTACGTGCTAGTAATAATTGTTGTTGAGCACGTCTTTGATATAGTGTAGACAAATTATCATTTCTTGCTATTGCACCTGCAAATAAACTAGCAAGTTCAAATACAAGGGCTTGTACAAAATAGTCGGGTAATTCTGCTTCGTGTGGTTGATATGTGTAATGACAAACAACAATATCGTTAGTACTTGTGTTTGTAAATAATTCTTCGTTGTATCTATCAAATACAATAACATTATCCGAAACTGTAAGTGTGTGTATTAATATTGCATCATTAGGTATTTGGTATGCAGAATCCCATTTATCTAAAGGATCGGTTGCAAGTTTTGAAAGTTGTGCTTGTTTAGAAGCAAATCTCCATCTAGCTTTTGTTAACATAGAACGCAATGTTGTTTCATAAAGTTGATTAGCAACCTTACTTTCTGTTGTGTTGTCAGTAAAAGAAGCAATAGTGTTTGCTCCAATTAAAACTAATCCTTGATTACATATATCTATTTTACTTACCATAATCTAAATATCGGGGGAGTCGCCTCCCCCAATACCCTATGTACCATTAATACAAGTAACTGTAGCCGCCGCTGTTGCACTTGATACAACAAGGACATCTACTGTTCTTGTGCCACCTGTAGACCCAACAGCAATGATTACATCATTCTGTTTAAGCTGATTGGTAGCATTGTTAAAATATCCCGATCCTGCAATAGTACCTACAGCATCTGCAGAGTTGTAGAGAAATACATTCTGATCTCCACCACCTGCAATCTTTTTTAAGTTTGCTTGAGTAAAAGCCATTAGTTTTCTCCTATTCTGTTATTTGACATTCTATAGCACCATCATTGTCAATCATCACAGCACCCATAGACATATATGAAGTGATTAGATTACTGACCTTTTCAGGTATATAGTTTACTTCAGTTCTGATGTCAGAACCCATAGCAAGACCAACTGATGATCTGTGCCAAGCGTGGCAATCTCTAGTTGTACCAGAGAGTGATAACCCAGAGAATGTGAACCATAAAAATCCTAACCATCTCTTAGCCGTCATACCACCTGCATATGGTAATTCTTTTTCACCAATGTACTCTGCTCTTGAAAACTGATCTATTGTTAAAAGATCAGCCCAACCTGCAGGTGATACGACAAAGTATCTTTGTCCATCATCAGGTACATCTGCTTCACCAAATGCTTCGTAAACTGTTAGGGCTTTGGCAAGTGTTAATGCCGCAGACCCGTGTGCTACGTTGTTACTATTTGACCCTGCATCAAGTACATCAACAATTAGTTGGTCTGTTTTTCTACCTAATGCCGCCGCCGCTGATTGAGAAAGCACTTGTCTTTCATCAATGTTAGTTTTCAACTCATCTAATCTATCAACATAATCTGCCGCATAGAAATCAGATAGAGTTACGTCAACTGTATTGTGCGTTACTTCCATAGTTGGAACATTAGCGTGTCTTGACTTTTCAGTCGCAGACCCTTTGCCCACTTTCTGGAATCTCGCTTGGTTGCCTTTTACATTATTAAGCTGTCTTACTGTATTTCTCAGTTTAGAACCCATACGTTGGTATGCCATATGTACTTCAGATTCAAACTGCTTAATAAAGGCAGTAGTAATGGAAGTTGCCATTCCTATCTCCTATTTAGTTAATATTACAGTTTATGAATTGTCCGTAGAATTCTGATTAAGGGTTCTCCAACGTGGGCCACACACATCATCTATGGGTTCACCATTAAAACCTTTCGGTTCTATATAAAAATACTTCATTTTTACACGTTTGACAAGTAGGGGTCTATCAGAAATTGTAAAACCCATATATTTAACCCAACGTAATGTTTTTTCTTGTTCTTCTGTTGCTACATTCCACAAGTAAGAATAATGACTTGCCAACCAAGTAAACACTCTTTTTTGATGTCGCATATACCTATAATTAGCAAAAGGTTCTTCTGTGCTTAACCACCACGCCGTACCTTTTTTTTCGTTATCCATTGATGAACAACAACCAAACATTGCTTCTATTGTACCATCATCTTGATATACACCAAAAGTATGAACATTAGGTCTATTGATACGAAAAGGATAGAGTAAAGTCCATAAAGGGTCTTTACCCATAACAGCTAATTCAAACTTATCTGTTTGTTTTATTTTAGGTGCAAGTTCAAAGCAATCATCAGGGATTGCTATATCCATATACATTATCTGTATAATCTCTGAAAGGCATCATCTACTTGTCTTACAAACGATTCATCTCTTTCTTTAGGATCAAAGTAACGAGGATCTTTCATCATACTTCTGACATCTTCTAATGATAATTTATTCATTGGTTCTGATTGTTGTCTTGAAATATTTTGTTTTTGCATATCCATAACTCTTTCTAATATTTCAATACCTCTTGCAGATTGTCCTAATGTTGTTTGTAAATATTCATAATCATCAGCACCAAAATGACTTTGTGCAAAAGCATCTACTGCATCTATACGCAGTTGTGCATTTTCACCTAGTTTACTTACTTCATCATCTAAATTTGGTTGATAATGATTTTGTGCAGTAATGAATTTATTTATACCATCTTCAAACATTTCTTGGTTATACGCATTATTTACACAATGATCTTTCCACCAATCAAACAATGGATTTTCAACCACATCTTGTTCTGTAATAGTTTCTGGAAGTGCAGGTAAAGCATATTCTTCAGGTACTTCTGATTCTGCTTCTTCCGATAATTCATTAATAATTTCATCACGTAGTTCGTCTTTTTTTCCTCCAACAAACTTCTCTAAATGCTCATTTGATTTTAATAATTCATCTGTGCG